GTACAGTTCCCATTGCAGGTGTTCAAAAGACATATGCAAATGTGAACGCAGGTTTTTCTGGCGGTAATGGGCCTTCGACTCCTTCCGTTGGTGGATTTGCCCCTGCACAAGTAGCACCCCCCGATGAGTTCGAACAGGCTTTCGCACAGGCTGGTCAAACAGCCCCTACAGCAGGTCTAGCTGCTCGCCCGAGCATCCAGGCACCCGTTGCAGTGCAACAGCCACCTAAGGCTCCTCTGGCGGTTCCAGTCCGTCCAGCGGTACAGACTCCAGAGAGTCTTCTACCACAGGCACAGAATAGAGTAACTCCTATTCCTCAGGCACCAGCTACTGTTCAACCTCATACCAACGATAAACCCGTTGATGATGAGAACTGGTTTAAGTAAAAATCAGTAATTATTGAGTGTAAATAAGGGGGAAGGGTAACCTTCCCTTTTTTATTACATGGAGTTTTAGATGAGCTTTGCTAAGAGACATACAATATTCACAGACCTGTATAAAAATAGGTATGATTTATATTTGATGTATAGTAATGCGATAAGTGTTTTCAATCAAAGTAGACACTTGAATCAATTAGCTAAGGTTTCATCTGAACTTACTGGTAACAAATATGATCTCAGTAAAGTAGAAGAAATTAATAAGGCTATTTCAGAACTTTCTAAGTTTAGAAATAAGCAACTGACATATCTGAAAAGATTTACAATGGATATGGCTGATTTTAAAAAAGAACATAATCATATTGTAGGTACTCTAAATGGATTGAGAAGTATTGAAGTTATGCGGAGTGGTGTTGAGCCTGAAGATATGGATGAAATTGTTAAGGATATTATTGAATATGAAACTGAAAATAGTAATCCTGATATTAGATCAACGAGAGCTTTAAGAGTTGCTGAAGCTGAATTAACAAGAACACTATACGATCTATACAGTAATAAGTTTAAATGCGAGGCTTTGTGTAAGATTTCAAAGTCCATCATCAACAGGCTTCAGCGCCACAGGAACAGCCTGAGCTAGACTTGGATGCTACAATCAAGCTATGCAGGGTGGCGACGTATTCGTATGCAGATGGAATCATTCGGTCACAACACCACCGTCTAAATTTCACGAATATTTGGTTAAATTCGGAGTAGAAGGTATCGAACAAAAGGGTCGGAAATTTGTATTCCGCTGCCCTATTTGTGGAGATTCTGCAACTATTAAATCTAAGAGGCGTGGCTTTTTAATAAGTAATATGGATGGAAATGGCGCAATGGGTTGCCATAATTGTGGATACAAATCTTCATTCTCTAATTTTCTAAAACATGAGCGCATTGAATTATACAATCAATGGATACAAGATGTATTTGTTGGAATGTCTCTAGATGACAAAGTTGAAAAAGAACTAGCTGAATATGTTCAAGTAGCCCTAGATGAAGAAGTAGTTGATTATTCGCTATTCAAACCATTAGCTAAATCAAGTCCTTCAATAATATACCGCAAAGCAATGGAATTTGTATGTAGTCGTAAAATACCTAAGAAATTTGCTCGGCATTTTCTATATTGTGAAGAAGGTAGATACGCAAATAGAATCATAATACCTCATTACAATAAAGATATGACATATAAGCATTTCGAAGCCAGAGATTTGAGAAGCAATCCTTGGGTGAAATACTTATATCCTGATAATTGGAAACCTAACAACTATAATCTACCAAATATAGACTTGGGTATTCCTTATTTTGCATTTGAAGGCGTGATCGATAGTCAATTCTTAGATAATTCTGGTGCATGTGGTGGAGCACAAAAATATGATTACTTTTTTGAACAAATACATAGATCATTACATAGGAATGGAATTATGTTTGCAGACGGAGATGAAGACGGCATTCGAGCCACCTTCAAGTTTCTGAAGAAGGGCTTCAAGGCGTTCAAGTGGACAGCCGAGATGCTAAAATATGGAGTACATGACCTCAATGGACTCGTGCAGGTTGGATATTTTAAAGATGATGAATTCAATGAAGACGGAACCGTAAAAACAGAAGTAATACTGAAGCATGTAATCGAACCATCCATAGGTGAGATTCTTTGTTTTCAAATGGAAGCCCTCCAATTAGGCGTAAACGTACTCGAAAGGAAAAAGAATGTTGGATTTGTTAGGTCAGAAAGTCAAATTGATCGGTTTACATGGTAGAGCTGGTTCAGGTAAAGATTTTATTGCATCTAATTGTCTAAGAGATTATTTTAAAGTTGCATTAGCTAATCATTTTAAAATAGATATTGTAAGAAAACATATATTCACATATGAAGAGGTCTTTAATACTAAACCAGCACATGTTAGGCATCGATTGCAGCAAATAGGAACAGAAGAAGGTAGAGATGTATATGGAGAAAATGTTTGGTGTGATGCATTAGAAGCGTGGATGTATCAAATTAATAAATCAAATAGTATTGATAAATTTGTAGTAGCTGATTTACGCTTCGATAATGAAGCAGAGTGGGTGAAATCATTAGGCGGAATAGTTATTAAGGTAGAATCAGATCGAGGTCGATCTGGAATGGATGAAACTGCATTGAAACACTCTTCAGAACAAGGCATAAATGAGACATTAATTGATCATTTCGTAATTAATAACGAAGGAACAGATGTTGATAGTTTAAATTGGCAGCTTGAAAAAATAAAGGAGTTTAATAACCTATGAAAACGCAAACAATTTTATTCGACTTAGATAATACTTTAGTTAGATGTATGGTATATTATGATTTTATTCGTAAAAACCTATATTCAACATTAGCTAAAATATCAGGATTTTCTGTTAGTGAGATTTCTGATATTTTTAACGAGATTGAAACTATTAGAGTTAACCAGAAGAATGGATTTACTAAACAAGCATTTTTAGACTCTGTTAATAATGCTAGGGTGTACATATATACTAAATTAAAAGAAATAGATGAAGATCGAGCGCAATTCTTTTATGAATCTGATCTTTCGTTTAAATTAATTAGTTTTGTTTCTAGTGTGTATGAAGCTCCATATTCTATATATGATGATGTTCCGTCTGTTTTAAAAATATTAAAAGATAGTGGAGTTTCTATGTATGTCGTAACTAAGGGCAGTTTTTATGGACAGGCTCGTAAGGCTGCAATGCTAGGTGAGATTTTTGATGGTTTATTTGTATTACCACATAAGAACGAACATACCTGGAGAGGTGTTGTCGAAGCAGCGCAACTAGATATTAATACTACCGTTGTTGTAGGTGATTCTATAAAAGATGATATTATACCTGCCATTTTGATTGGACTTAGGACTGTATTGGTTAATAGATGCGATAATTCATGGGTTGGTGATCCTAAAACCGAAAGACCTCAGGGTGTGAATATTATAACTAATTTCAATGAACTAATTGAATTACTGTGAAGAAATGTTACAAGTGTAAAGAGCTTCTTGAAGATTCTTGTTTCTATGTTAAAAAGAACAATAAGTTATATCATTACTGTATTGAATGTTGTAGATTGAGTAATAAATTAAAATCAAAAGAACAAATAGCTAAACATAATAAAATTAATCGCGAACGACATAAAGAAACTATGAGGGCTCGTAATACGTTAGACTATATCAATAATAGAGAAAAATATATTAAATTAGCAGTGACGAGGGAGAGGGAAAGAAAACTCACTGATTCTAAATATTTACTTACTAGAAGATTACGAGATAGAATCAGAAAAGCATTTAAACGATTTAGCGTAAATGGCAAAGTAATGACATGTAAAGAATATGGTATAGATTTTAATGAAATATTTGAAAAAATAGGAAAATGCCCAGGTTCTGGATATGAATTAGATCATATAATACCATTGGTTAAATTTAATTTAGATGATATTTTACACGTCAGATTAGCAAATTCGAGTTGTAATTTGAGATGGATCTCATCCTATGAAAATAGAACAAAACACGATACCATCCCATCAATAGCATATGAAGATGAAAATTTGCGATTTATTTTAAGTACTATAGGTTTGTTATAGGCTATAGCTTATAGGGAAATAAAAAAAATATAGGTTGCAGCCTATTAAAAAGCCTCCCCTAATAAGGAGGCTTTATTGTTAACATACATTTATGAGAATACTAGGACTTGACCTTAGCATAACTTCACCTGGATTTTGTATTATGGACATTGATGAAAACGAAGAGTATGCAGTCAAGTCTATAAAATTACATGGTTTCACTAAGACGGATAAGTGGAAATTTGAAGGTGACGGATTAACAATTCATCAATTCCCAAAGGATTATAATTCACACCCATCACATTATAGGCCGACTTTAGTATATGACATTGTTCAACCATTTATTGATAATATCGATTATGTGGCAATTGAAGATTATGCATTTGGAGCTAAAGGTAAAGTATTTGATTTAGCTGAATTTGCTGGTGGATTGAAGAATTATTTCTATGTTGATAAAATACCAACTAAGAAATTCCCGCCTATGACGGTTAAACTATGTGTGACTGGGAGTGGCACTGCAGATAAAGTTATGATGGGTATGCATTTTAAGAAATCATTATTAGCTAGGTTTGTTAATTCATATCTATTCAATTTACCTGAATACGATAACCCTCAAGAAGATCTAGTAGATGCAATTTATATGGCTAATACGCTAAGAGCTGAATTATGTTATATTGCAACCGGAGTATTTCCATCCGATTTGGGAATGGATCTCGAACATAGTATGACAGCAATAGTTAAAGGCAAGCCAGGAGCTAAGACCCGACCATCAATTGAACACCCAATGATAACATTTGGGGAGTTTACTAGAGTCAAGAAGAAAAAGAAGATCAAGAAAGAACCAAAGCCTGTTGTAGAGAAGAAAAAGAGAGAACCTAAGAAGAAGTTAGTAGTACCTAATCCATAAATAGCAATATGATTGATTATCTAGAATTACTTGAGGAAGATGTTAACCCTGAAGATATTGACGTATCATCTATTAAATTTCATAGTGAATTGAATCCTATTATTTGGGATAAGGCTAACGGAGAATATCTATTAAAAGATAATATTAAGGTAAAATTATTGGCAATAGCTGATAAGTTTTCTGACTATTTGAGATATAAAGGATCTAAGATAGAAGTTCTAGATATTGAATTGACTGGATCTAATTGTAACTTCAATTACACACCAACTAGCGATTTAGACATGCATTTAATTGTTGATTATTCTAGTGTTGCTGATAATCCAGACTTAGTTTCTCAATACTTATACGATAAAAAGCTATTATGGACTTTGAAATATGATATAAAGGTTAAATCCATTCCAGTTGAATGTTATGCAGCAGACTCAAATGAAGATAGAGTTAAGGGAGCTGCTTATTATAGTTTGATTAAGGGTGAATGGATCGTAAAGCCTGATAGGAAGAATATAGTTGTTGATCTTTCTGAAGTTCGAGAAAAAGCTGCAGAAATTATGGATTTGGTTGATAAGTGTGAAACTATTAGCCAATTGGAGAAACTTCAGGAGAAACTATGGCGCATGAGGTATAGTGGATTGCACAGTAGTGGAGAATTTTCAACAGAAACGCTCACCTACAAGATTCTTCGTAGGAACGGCACCCTGGACAAGATTAAGACTCGCATCGCAGCACTAGACCGCATCTAACACTGCTACAATAAAAGCATGACTCTAAGACATGTGGTTGTTGACGTAGGTGGCCTGTCCTATTGGAAATTACATTCGCTAGCTAGCAAGTCCAAGTGTGAACAACTTGGTCTGGTTAAGGAAGCTATCCTGGCGATGGAATCTGAGGGTGGCTTTAAGGAATGGGTTTATGATGTCAAGATGGAGATACTGGATATTATCCAGAGTTTCAATCCTGATTTTCTGACTTTGGCTTGCGACGGTAAGAACCTATGGCGCAAGGAAATATTCCCAGAATATAAGGACAATCGCAAATCAACAAAGGCTAAAATCCCCATTGACTGGAACCTTTTCTATAATACTCGCGACAAATTGATGCGCGATATAGCGGCAAATATGCCAATCAAGACTATTTTACTTGATCATATAGAAGCTGACGATATTGTTACCGTTCTAGTTGAACATCTAAACGAAACACATGAAATAATAGCACTATCAAACGATAGCGACTGGCATCAATTGTTCAAATATCCTAATTTTAGGGTGTTTAAGATAAACGACAATAGCGCAACAGCCTATTTCAGCCGAGGACCCGAGGGTCGAACTGAAGTAGTTGGCGTGGATCCTGTTAAGCTGATCCAAATGAAGATTCTCACAGGTGACACTGGAGATAATATTCCTAATTTGAAGCCTAGATTAGGTGAAAAGACAGCCGAGAAGATCATTCTCGAAAGTCAAGGGAATATTTACGCATATGCACTCAATGAAGGACTATTGGATGCATTCGAACGTAACCAAAGATTAATCAATTTGGATAGAATTCCACAGAACATAAAAGATTTGATTTGGAATACCTATACATCAACACCTATTTCTGAAGTTGATCATCTATTATTGAGCGATTTCTACCCCGAGAATTATGATTTGATAGCTCAAATGTCACATTTGAATATATTTTCTCAGAAAAATGTGAAGAATCTCGGCTGGTAATACCGGCTAAATAAAATCCACGAAAGGATAATGGTTTAAATGCAGACCTTCACGCTAGAAGAGGCAAATAAGTCATCTACTGAGTTTTTCAGAGGTGACGTGACCGGCGCAACAGTTTTCACTGGAAAATATGCGTTAAAAAATAACAAAGATCAATTAGTTGAACTTAATCCTGATGACATGCATCATAGATTAGGTCGAAATTTTGCAGCATCTGAGGCCAAGTACTCAGATGGTATGGGTGAGGATGAGATTTATGAACTTTTTGCAGGATTCAAATATGTAATCCCGCAAGGTTCCCCTATGTCCGCCATAGGAAATCCATTTTCAATTCAATCAGCTTCAAATTGCTTCGTAATTCCATCACCTGTAGATTCATATGGTGGAATTTTCCAGGCTGATCAACAGCAAGCTCAAATCATGAAGCGTCGTGGTGGCGTTGGATTTGATCTATCTGAAATTAGACCTAAGGGTATTTCTACTTCGAACGCAGCAAAAACCACAGATGGTATTGCAGTGTTCATGGATAGATTCTCAAATACTTGCCGAGAAGTTGCGCAAGGTGGTCGTCGTGGAGCTTTGATGCTCACTATTTCAGTACACCATCCTGAAATAGAAACTTTCATCAATATTAAGCGTAATCAGACTAGAGTGACCGGAGCTAACATATCCATCAGAGTGAGTGATCGCTTTATGGAAGCGGTTAAGAATGATGAAACTTATGTTCAGCAATGGCCCGTTGATTCCAGTAATCCAAAAATCACAAAAGTAGTAAAAGCTCGTACTATCTGGAGCCAGATTGTACATGCTGCTTGGGAATCAGCAGAACCAGGAATTCTATTCTGGGATAATGCTATCAACAACACTCCTTCAGATGTTTATTCTGATGTTGGATTTGGTAGCACTTCGACAAATCCATGCGGTGAAATTGTTTTGTCGCCAAACGACTCCTGTCGATTAATGGCGATTAACCTATATTCATTTGTACAGAATAAGTTCACAGAAGACGCTTCTTTTGATTATGAGAAGTTGGCTGAGGTTTCGTATAAGGCTCAACATTTGATGGATTCGATGATCGACATCGAATTAGGTCAAATTGATAAGATCATATCTAAGATCGAAAATGATCCAGAGTCCGAGGCTGTTAAGTCTATTGAACTTACACTATGGAAGAATATCAAAGAGGCTGCTAGAAATGGCCGTCGGACTGGTCTAGGTATTACTGGATTGGGCGATGCTCTGGCTGCACTAAATGTCAGATACGGTTCACCTGAATCGATTAGAATCACAGAAGCCATCTATCGAGAGATGACTATCAATGCGTATCGAGCAACCATTGATATGGCTGAAACTCGTGGAGCATTCGAAGTATTCGACTATGAGAAAGAAAAACAGCACCCTTATTTGCTAAGAGTCATTAGTGAATTAGGACCTGAATATTTGAAGAAGTGGAAGAAGTTCGGTCGTAGAAATATCGCACTAACTACAACCGCACCTACAGGTTCGGTTTCGATGATGACTCAAACCACTTCAGGAATAGAACCTGCATTCCGAGTAAGCTATACTCGTAGACGTAAGATCAATCCTGAAAATGTAGATGCTAAGGTTACCTACGTAGACGCAGTAGGCGATAAGTTTACTGAATCTAAGATTTTCCATCACGCCTTTAAGGATTGGATGGATGTCACTGGAAAAACTGAAGAGCAATACGAGGAATCTCCTTACTTCAATGCAACAGCAAATGATGTTGACTGGAGAGCCTCTGTAGACATCCAGGCGGCTGCGCAGAAGTGGGTGTGCCATTCTATCTCCAAGACCTGTAACTTGCCTTCAGACGTATCTGAGGAGCTTGTGTCTCAGGTTTACATGGATGCATGGGAAAAAGGATGCAAGGGATTCACAGTATATCGAGACGGATGCCGTTCTGGAATTTTAATCGACAATCCAACTGAGACTAAGAAGGAAGAAGCTCCTAAGTTTGTGGAAATCAATGCAGCTAAGCGTCCTGAAACTTTAGAGTGTGAAGTTTCTCATGTTCGTATAAAGAGTCAGCAGTGGGTCATCTTCGTTGGATTGATGGAAGGTAGACCATATGAAGTCTTCGGAGGTATTGCTGAGAACATCCAAATACCTAAGAAGATTAGAACGGGTACCATAAGTAAGACTGGTAAGAAGGAAGGAAGAGGGATATATTCCTTCATACATGGAGAAGGCGAAGATCGAATTGTAGTAAAGGACATAGTAAAAGCCTTCGCAGACGAAAGTTACGCTTTTCACACTCTGGCTGTTTCCGGTTTACTAAGAACTGGTATGGGTGTCAAGTATGTACTTGATATTCTAAACAAGGCCGATGAAGAAGCTGACATTTATTCATTCAATAAAGTTCTATCTAGAGTATTGAAACATCACATTAAGGATGGAACCAAATCAGGCGAGAAGTGCCCTCAATGCGGAGCTGACATGATATTCACTGAAGGGTGTAAGAGTTGTTCGTGTGGTTATAGCCGTTGTTAGGTTTAAAATAACAATAACATCATTAACAACCTCCATCTAAATATAGGTGGAGGTTTTTTAATGGAGTGTAAAATATTCGGCTTTAGATAAATGGACTTATGACATGAATAGGCAAAATTTTTAGAGTCATTAGGATATAAAGTAATAGTTATATGGGAAAGTGATTTGAAAGATGATAATAGGATGAATTCTATTAAAGATATGATAGAAAAATCTATTTATTTCAATGATAAATATTTAAATGGCTTATAGATCATTTGAGGATCAAGATTTACCTATTCAGCGACCTAAAAGTGAAGGTGGCTGGCATCAGGGTGTATACAAAGTTGTGAATTATAAAAAGTACATGTCAAATAAACCACCAATATTCAGATCTAGCTGGGAGGCAAATATGATGTATCTATTTGATATGAATTCATTTGTTACTAGGTGGGGTTCTGAAATTCTAGAAATTCCATACATGAATCCAATAGATAGTAAAGTACATAGATACTTTGCAGATTTCTATGTTGAATTCAAAGATAAGAATGGGAAATATATTAAGTGGGTAATAGAAGTTAAGCCTGCAGATAAACTACATCCACCAAAACAGAAGAAAAGAACTAAGACTTGGGCGTATCAAATGAATGAATATGTGATAAATGTGGCTAAATGGACTGCGGCTAGAGCATACTGTCAACATAGAGGGTATGAGTTTAAGATCTTCACGGACGATGAGATTAAGAGCCTATGTAGATCGTTCTCGTCGGACGGCCACTAGACTTGCTATCATCTATGTAGGAGCCTGTCAAGGCGGTTTTAGAATTTTAATCGGAGAATGAAAATGGAGATCATTGAGGGAAATCTTCTCGATATTACAGAAGGTATAATTGTGCATCAAGTTAATTGCCTTGGCGTTATGGGTCGAGGATTAGCAGCACAGATTAGGGCTAACTACCCTAGTGTATTCAAGGAATACTATAAGCTATGCAAGTCTAAGATAGGTATGGAAAACGAACTATTAGGTACTATTCAGCTTATCCCTATTAAGGACTTTCCACCCTTAAGGGTTGCAAATGTATTTGGACAATTGAGTTATGCAGGGTCTGGCGTCCATACTAGCTATGATGCATTGACTAAGGCATTGACTAAACTAAATTTCATAAACACTCGTAAGTTGAAGATTTATGTTCCTTACCTATTAGGTTCAGATCTGGCCGGAGGTCACTGGCCTACTGTTAAATCGATAATTGAAGAAACAATACCTAATGCTACAATAGTAGTACTACCAGAAAAGGTTGCCGCTTTGGGTGATAACTGGATTAAGAAGATTTAATCGGAGGATGGATTCATTTGAATCCTTTTTGAAATGGATCACACTAAGCAAACTACATTCGCTGGATTTGTCAATGTTGAAAAACATAACAAGTATTGGGTGGATGGTCATTTCGAATTCAGTGAAGACTGTCCAACTTTATTCAGATTCAATACTAAAGAAGAAAAGGCTAGAGTTCAAGATGTAGCCCAATCGTATCTAGATAATTGGGGTTTTGAAGCTGTAGAACTTGTAATATTTGAGGTTAAATCTAGGCATCAGGTAACTCTTAAAAAGAGAACTGAATCCGAAAAAGAAAATGCTAGATTGAAGGCTCAAAAAGAGTCTGACGATAACCGAATTAAGATGGCAAGTGGAGATGATGTAGCTGAAGGTGCAGTACTTAAGCCGGAGCCAAAGAAGAGAGGCAGGAAGCCCAAGTCGAGTGCTACAATATGAACATGAGTACTAAACTTAACTTGTCGCAGCGTCTCTGGCTCATCGATTCCATCGGTAGCCTCGCATCTACAACCGATTTGATCAAGTCTGCAGACGGATTCATTGGCTTCCTGGCTCCGAAGGAAGATGAATTGGCCGTCGAGAACTTGAACTTCCAAGTAGATGAAAATGGATTGTCATGGGATACTGATGTAGAGGCTGAGCATATCAAGCCTCTCGAAGTTGAAATCCCAGAGATCATCTATAGTGCATTGAAGATTAAGTTCACGGAAAGATTGAAGGATCCAACCGGACTTGACCTCGAAATGCTCTCATTGCTTTCTCTATAACCAGAAAGGCTGTCTGAATGATAGACTTCGATCTTTCAGTTAGACTCCGGATAGGTGGGGCTGATTATGATTCTGAATCAAATCCTTCATTCTTATCTAGAATTAAGACAAACATCAGTGACCGTTTCAATTGGCTATATAGCTTTATTGATTTTCTAAAAAACGACGTTGAAGAGCATTACAGATTCACCTTCGATGAAGGTAATGATGCTTACATGCTTTTGTACGATAGGAATTTCCCTGAGGGTTTCTACGGGAATTCTAATAATTCAAAAGACTGGTTCTATAAGCAATATAGTGAAGAAGGAAATTCAGTTGCCGCTTTTGTGATCCCTGAAGTATACGTTCAGCATTCTGTACAGCGAATGGAAGGCTTACAGATGACTCCAACTGATACTTTGCGATCAGTTTCAGTCGCTGAAATTTACTTAGTTAATTGCGATGAATCAAACATTGACCCTTACATTGAATTGAAGGTTTCCTATTCTCAGTTTGGTATTGCAACTGTATGGTATGGAAGAAATTCAAAGTTTAAGGTAATACCTGAATACTTTGCAGAGTTCACTGCTTCATTGTCTGGTGAATTAGCTAGTATCACCGAATGGTTAGAGAATAATCCAGATGAAGAGCCAGACCCCATCGACATAGTGGTTATCCAAAATAGAGAAGAGCGGATAGCTGCAGTCGAAAATAACAATCGCAGAAAGCGTAGACGTGTACAGTCAAATAGAGACTGATAATATTATAGAATTATTTAATTTATTATTTTATATTGAATATGGCGAATGTAAAATAAAAGAAGATTGTTTAGTATGGAATACGATTGGATCGCTTAAATGGAAAATAAATGGAGGTGTTGGTCCTAGTGAACATATTATGGGTGATATAGTTGGATGGGTTGGAGTCGGCGGATATAGAGAGACTAAAATTAAAATAAACGGAATAAAGAAAACTTTAAAATGTCATAGAATAGTAATGACAATTACAACAAACAAATTAATAATTAATGAAGTTGTAGATCACATAGACGGAAATAAATTAAATAATGACCCTCGTAATTTAAGATTAGTATCACAAGTAGAAAATTCAATGAATAAAAGAAAAGCTAGATCTGATTCGAATAGTAGACTAATAGGAATTTCTAAGCTACGATCAGGTAAATGGCGAGCTAGATTGCAATATAATAGATATGCAAGAGAAAGACATTTAGGGGTTTTTAATTCAGCTGAAGATGCATGTAGTGTCTATTGGACCACTAAAATGAATTTAGAACCTAATATGTGTTCAACATGGCGAGAAACCTTCAACAAACAGATGGAAATGGCTAAAATGAAAGATTCGAGGATTTAAATGAAATACAATGAATTAGAGACTAAGGTATTACTTAAGTTCTTCACAAACATTGATTCAAATGTTTATGCTGCTACTGATGCTATGCCTACTTCACTATGGGCTTTTCTATTAGGCGGGTATTCTAGATCTGATCTTACTATGCGTGATAGATTCTTAGATATATTTAAGGATATGACTGAAGAACAATATCATAACTCGCTACTCCAATTAATTGGAGACGAATATTCTAGTTATTCGTATAACAGACTATTAAAAAGATCTGAAGAATTTATGAGAAAATGGGCTGTTGAATATTCACATGCTTCATTAAAGGATTCAGCTGTTGATCGATTGGCTATTGAACAAGTATCAATTAGATCCACTAAGATCCTAGAGAATTCTTCGTTGGGTGCATTCCAGGAAAAGTCAACGAGATATATGAATTTCTCAGTTGATAATTTCTACATTCCAGAATCTGAATTCGTAACTGAAATTGAACTTCAGATATTAACAGATGCTATGGTTCTATATAGAAAAGTTCTAGAGGCTGCAACTACATTCTTTCAGACTAAGATCTCAAAGGATGAGTTTAAGTCTGAAGCTGCTTGGATTAGAACTTGCAAGGCTAAGGCTTTTGACGAAGCTAGATATTTGCTACCAACATCAACCAAAACTTCATTAGGTGTAACTCTCCCAACGAGAGAAACTGAAAGATGGTTGTCTGAATTATTTGCAAGCCCTGAAAAGGAAATTAGAGATCTGGCTGAACTAATCAAGATCGAATGCGTTAAGATAAACCCAGGTTTGCTGCGACATGTCGAAACTAACTCGTTCTTAGTCACTAAGACTCTAGAACCTTCTCTTGAATTGTTCAAGAAAGCTAAGCAAGAAGCAATTAACACCAATAATAGGCAGTTGCAATATGCTTCACCTGTTGGTGTTGAGGTGGAAGCTAAGATTTGCATGGCTTTCATAGCATCTTGCGGAATTTTCGATCCTAGAACATTAGAAGAGAGTGATCTAGACACTGCAATAGAAGCAGTGATGAGTTCTCGCGGAAAGTACGACGAATTCCCTAAGTGGACCGCTTTCGGAGATAACACTTTTAGGTTTGTACTTGATATTGGTGCATATCGAGACGTTCAGCGTCATAGAGTTGGCGTTCAGATCCCATCTGACTGGTGCCCCTCATATGGATATTCAATTCCTAATTTCTTAGAAGAAGCAGAAGCCTCTGAATTGAAGGCTGAATACGTCGCACTGTGTGATCGAATTGCAGATGTCATCGGCAAGCTATACGAAAACGATAGATTCACTGCTGCGTACTTCCTAATACTAGGAACAAATATCAATGTAGTATATAATTGCAATCTCAGGCAGTTGGCTTATTTCATTGAATTGAGAAGCGGGCCTGCAGGTCACTATTCATATCGTAGATTAGCTCAAGAGATGTACAAGGAAATAGAACACGACTACAAGCGTTTTTCTAAGTATATCAGAGTTGATATGAGTGGATATACTGATCGTAGAGAAGCTGAAGAGAGAATTCAAGCTAAGATTGAAAAAGCAAAAGGAACTTTCTAATGAACGTCAATACCGCACAGAACGACACTGGAGTCATCAAGGGTAATTTCCGATCTTGTAGATTGGTGCGACCTCTAACCGAAATTGAAGGAGTGGCACACACCACCTCATTGATTCCAGAGAAGTATGCCAAGGTTGGTCGAGGTCTTGAATTATTCGATGGAACTGAATGGGTCCATTGGATGGTTCTAACTGTCTCAGGTAATTTGGTGGTTGATCCTGTAGATTCTCGTGTTTTGATTAAGTCCCACCGTAGAGCAACTGGCGACTCGATGAAGAGATCATCCCCAACATCAAAGGAATAATCATGAAGAAGGATCTTTCACTTTTAGTTTTCATCATTGATGCATCGTCATCAATGACAATGAAAGCACCTGAAGTAGTTTCATCGGTAAATCAGGCTATTAAGGATCGTAAAGACGCCAATAGCGACGAATTGATTTCTATCTATCAATTTGCGAATGACACTAAGAATATTCTAGACTTCAAGCATGTTAGTGAAGTCTCACAGTTTGATTATGAGTGTAATGGATGGACTGCACTTCGCGATGCAATTGGATACACCATCAAGGATGTTGGTTGTAAACTGAACGAAATGGCAGAAGAAGATCGACCTGAAAAAATTCAGGTCATGATTTTGACTGACGGTGAGGAGAATTCCTCAAAGAATTATTCTCCAGAACAAGTCAAGGAGATGGTTGAACATCAGACCGAAAAGTATTCTTGGTTGTTCACCTATGTAGGATCTAACCAGGATGCTATATTGGCTGGAAGTCAGTTGGGTATTGCTCGCGGACTCTGCGCGAATTACTCAGACAACAATCTAGGACATACTCTAAGCATGGTTAGCTCCAAGATGTTGAGAGCTAAGGGTGCAGAAGATTATTCTTCGATGGTTAACTTGGCATCATATTCACTTGATGATCGTGAAGCTCTAGTCAAGAATGATAATAGCTAAGTTATACAACATACTTGAACATTTGATTTCTAGTGGAGTCCCTCTTCATACCGAAATGAAGATCGGACTCTATGTTCAAGAAGGTTCTGAAGCTAGGTTGAATATACTAGACCTAAATGGTTTAGTGGCCGACGCTCAGTCCGGTGTTGTGTATTTGGCTTGCGGAGATAGAGAAGCCCCATTTGAGTTGCATCATGTCGATGAAAAACAACACGAATGGGAAACTTTTGTTCTTAAAGTTGACGGATCTGAAGCAATTAAGAAAAGTCAAATGAAGACTATCGGAATGGATGGAGAAGTTCTAGTTGACGTAGGCGGAATCAAGTAGTATCTTTCCGGTAACAGAAAGGTTCTACATAATGATCCACCCTCGCATCCATCGTTTCCTACAAGCTATCTTCAATCGATTCGGTATCATTCTCCACGACAAGGAGAAGGCTTATCTCCCATGGCCTACTGCATTTTCGACAGTTGATATTGCAATTGTCGATTTGTACCGAGACGTGATTTTGCTTGGAAAGAAAAGGGCTACTGGTAAGTGGGTCATTATCGGCGGATTTACGGACCCCACTTCGATTTGCGACGAGGAAGACGCCATCCGAGAATTGGATGAAGAGACGGGTTTGACCGCATCGCAAAGCGATCTCAGATTCATTGGAAATTTCAAGATTCCTGACGGTCGATATGAGGGAACACCTCATGCAATTAGAACCCATTATTTCCTTTTGAATATCGATTCGACTAAGGTCGTTTCGGTGCCAAAGGATCCAGAGATTGCCGAGACTCGGTGGTTTAGTCTGAAGGATCGTTTTGCCTTGGTTGAAAAGGATGACCCTTACATTCAACCTTCGCATAAGATTCTCATTAAAGCCTTGCAGAAATTCATAGGAGCTTAAAAATGCTTAATACTCTACGAGACTATTTGGAAAACCAAGATCGTAAAATCTACATTGTCGAGAACGGAGCAGGCTGTCCTCTCGCTCAGGGATTGTACGAATGCCCAGGTGCGTCTCGTGTAGTATATCATAGCGAATGCCCATATGGCAGCGCAAAAGACATTTACGGAAGTGCTATTGGGAATCATCGAATGGTTTCGAAAGAAGCTGTTCAAGGTATTCTTGATTCTGTGAAAGATCAGATTATTAAGCACTTCAATATGATAGTGGCGACTTCCTTTCAGATTAGATCGGGAGGAAACGACACTAGAGTACCTCATGGATGGGTTGGTATTTCGACACTGATCGAAGGGCAGTGGGTTGATGAATTTTTCCATCTAACTCTTGCAAGTGAATTAGGTCACTTATATGGTCGAAAAGAATCGATCCATGAGATTGGTTATGAAATTGAGAGAATAATTACGAAAACACAGAAGACCAAATACGTTGATATTTGTGAAGGAACTTCGATTTTCGATTCTAAGGGTGCAGTCTTTTTCAAGAACTTCAAACCTTTCAGACTCGAAGATGTATCGAGGGACTGTAACCGTATCGTTTTGTATAAGGGATCCTTCAATCCCATTCACCATGGTCATGTGAAAATTGCAAGAAAGGTGATAGGCGAGGAAAATCTAGTAATCTTAGCCATCTCGAAAAACACCTATGAGAAGGGTCAGCTTGATAGTGATTCGTTCATCAAGCGTATCGCAGACATCAACCAGGAAGGTTTTGTGGTAGCCATCTTCGAAAATGGTTACTTTTTCGATAATCTTCAGTATCTTAAGAATAGAACAGGGTTGCCAGTAGACTTAGCGATGGGAGTTGACACTTTCAATCGACTATTGGACTGCTATAAGAAACTTGATTTTTCGTACAATGAAGAAACTTTCATCTATAATCAGATTGAAGATTCTGATATGGTTGGACACTGCAACACAATAGCTGATGTAATTGAAAGATACACTTCTAGGATTTTCAATTTGGCTTTTAACGATGTTACTTTTCATGTATTTGGACGGCAAATTCCAATCGCGAAAAGCAAAATCAAGACTAAGCACGTATTTCATGAAGATTTTGACTGTCAAGTTTCTTCGTCGGAAATTAGACAGCTAGAGGCATCCGGAGACTCGGAGACTGCACGTAAACTAAAAACAGGGAGCACTGAAAATGTTTAATACTTGGAAGATGTTTGGAATGAGCATTGCGGTTGCAACTGACTCGTATAAGGCTAGCCACGCTGAACAGTATCCGAAGAAGACTCGCCGAGTTACTTCGCATATGGTCGCCCGTGGCAGCAAGATCGCAGATTATATTCTGTGGTATGGTATTTACTACTACCTGAAGAAGTACCTTGCCGGAGTCGTCATCACCAAGACTGATGTCGATAAGGCCGAGAAGTTCTGGAATGCTCACTTCGGATACAATGTATTCAAGCGCGAGCATTGGGACTACATCGTTGAGAATCACGGAGGCAAGCTGCCTGTTCGGATTCGTGCGGTGAAGGAAGGAACTAAGGTCGGAAATCACAATGTTCTCATGATTATCGAGAACACCGACGACAAGTGCTGGTGGCTTACCAATTTCATCGAGACTCTTCTCATGAAGGTTTGGTATACCAGCACAGTGGCTACCAACTCGGCTGAGATTCGGAAGACTATCCTTCAGTATCTCGAAGAAACCGGAACTCCTGGAGACATTTGGTTCAAGTGTCACGACTTCGGATACCGTGGTGTTTCGTCGGAGGAAACTGCAGCCCTTGGTGGATCGGCTCACCTGCTTTCGTTCATGGGTACCGATACCGTCGCAGGTATCTTCCTGGCTCAGGACGTATACAACACCGAAGAGATGATTGGTTTCTCGGTTCCGGCCAGCGAACACAGCACAATCACCAGCTGGGGTAAGGTTGACGAGGTCAAGGCATTCGAAAACATGCTCGACACCTACCCTGAGGGAATCGTCGCTTGCGTTTCGGATTCGTTCCACATCCTGGAAGCCATCGACAAGTGGGGAACCCTCAAGCATAAGATCGAAACTCGCAAGGGTCGCCTTGTGATTCGACCTGACTCGGGAGATCCGGCTCGCACTGACCTCGCAGTCATCGAGAAGATCGGTTCGATCTTCGGATATACTGTGAACGCTAAGGGTTACAAGGTTCTCCCTGACTATATTCGGGTTATTCAGGGTGACGGTGTTTCGCGTACCAGCATTGCACACATCCTTGAAACTTTGAAGAATGCAGGATGGTCGGCGGACAACATCGGATTTGGATCGGGTGGAAAGTTGATCCAGGATTTCAACCGAGACGATTTCAATTTCGCAATCAAGTGCTGCGAAGTTGATGTTGACGGAGAGATTCGATACATCGACAAGACTCCGGTCGAGATCAATGAGAACGGCGAGCTTGTCTTCAGCTTCAAGACCTCGAAGAAGGGCAATATGAAGCTGGTCAAGGACGGCGACGGCTTCAGGACTGTCACAGCCCTGGACGCAGACTACGACTTCGCCAAGGACGAGATGGAGGTCATCTTCGAAAACGGAGAGATCTTGGTTCATCCTCGATTCGAAGACATTCGGGCGCGAGCAACAGCCTAAGTTTAGACAGCATAGACTCAGTAGACTCTACGGAGGTGGCAGACAGCCACCTCCGTTTTTCATTGCTACAATACAGACATGACCGAAACGACACAGCAGCTCGACCTTGAACTTGAAATCGAACCCTCCAAGTTGGCAGGTAAGCCAAGAATTAGAGGATTTTATAAGGCTTTTGATAGTGAAGTTGCGAATACTGAGGGATTTAAGAAGCCCCGGCGTTCAACTAGAAAATCTGCAGGATATGATCTATACAATAACACAGGTGTAGACATAATTCTACCACCTAATAAGACTTCAGGTAAGATTTCAACTGGTGTCATCGCCTATATGCTAGACGATGAATACTTTTCTATCTTTGTCCGCAGTGGACATGGGTTTAAGTATAGCGCAAGGCTTGCTAATTCAACAGGCATCATAGATTCTGATTATTTGAAGGAGATCTTCATCAAAATCAGAAACCCATATGATGAACCAATTGTAATCAAGGCCGGAGATGCAATCGCTCAGGGTATTTTCATGAAGTATCTAATCTCCGACGATGATGAAGATACTGTAGGTGGAGAACGAACTGGTGGATTTGGATCCACAGACTCGAAAAAGGGGTAATTTGTAATGGGTGATAAGACTAAACTGTCGATTTCACCTGTTTTCTTTAATCTAATGGCTAGTTTGTCAACCACTGCGATGGGACAAACATGGCATTTTGTTAGAGAGAATGGGAAAATAGCTTCACGTAAGTGCGATGAGAGCATCGGCACTATAATTATGAACATGGAATTAGATGATTATGCTTTTTCCTTTGAGGAAAAGGATATTACATTCCACAATATCAAGGAATTCCTCAACGCACTGAAGATCCAGGACTATCCTAAGAGCGATGTAGCTCTGAGTAGGCAAGTCTATAGAGGAACAGACTCTGTTTTGATCAAACAGGGTAAGTCAAATATCTATCATCGACTAAGTAGCAAGGATAGATACGCAGCTAGATATGGATTTGACGAGTACGCTGACATTTCAGCGATGGTAGCAGACGAAGATCTGCCTAAAATGTTGGCTTTCGACCTCTCGAAGGAAACTATTCAGGCTATTTACGAGAAAGCATCGAAATTCAAGTCTGAAATTCTATCATTCTCTAAGAATTCAAATGGCGTTGTCATCAATTTCACTTCAGAGTCTGATAAGATCTGTGAATACACATACGATCTAGAACCTGATGAGGTTTTGAACTTTGACACTGCCAATATCACATCGGAAACCAAATTCCCATACGCATTCTTCCATATTCTAAGATCTGCAGCAATCGACGCTCGGATTTACGTGTTCGGCGCTGAAGGCCGAGGAATATTAGCCTTCACTGGTGAATATTTGAATGGAAATGTCAAGGTTAACTTCAACGCATCCTGTCCGTCGAGGATTTAATAATGAGTGATCTACCCAATACCATCTGGTGCGAAAAATACCGTGCAGAAACTATTGATGACTTGATTCTACCTGAAAGATTATTGACTTTCTTCAGGAAGTCTCTTGAAAATCCAATGCAGTTCCCAAATATGATGTTCCATTCATCCGGTGCAGGGTTGATGAAGACCACCACCGCCACAGTATTGGCTAAAGAGTTAGTTCGTAGATATGGAACTAAGTATAAGCTGATTAACTCGTCGCAGGATGGTAACAAAGAGACAATCAAGCAGGAGATTATTGAATGGGGTTCCTTCAATGGATATTCCAAGGCTCCAAAGATTGTAATATTGGATGAAACCGATAAGTCTAACGCTAAGACATTCTTAGACCCGCTACTGTCTTCGATTGAACTATTGAATCAATCAGTTAGATTCATCATGACGGCCAACAGCTTGATGAATTTCTCAGAATATTCTGACTCTCGTATTGAAGTTATAGATTTCTCGCTTCAGAATCCTGAAGAGATACAAGAGATGAAGAAGAAGATGTACAGTCGTTTGATTGACATCTGCACCAGAGAGAATATCAAGTTTGATGTAAAGACTCTACAATCTCTAATCATCACATACTTCCCCGACGCCAGGAAGATGATGACTCGGCTATATAGCTGCTATCTCCGCCATGGAGAAATCATAGGAACAGACTTCTCTAATAACGCTACATTCGATAAGTATTCTAGACTTCAAGAGCTTCTAGTTGCCGGTGATTTCGTAGGTTCTAGAAATATCTACAATTCAATGCCACCTGAGAATGATATTTTCACTGCACTAATGAGCGATTTGATTAATAAGATTTCAGATCCAATTAAGCAGATGAGAGTTGTATGCTCAATTAGGAAACATATGGTTCCCCATAATACGGTAATCGACCAGGAAATAAATATAGCTTCGATGTTTGCCGAAATTATTATGACATTGAAGAGTAACTGATTTCGATACAATACATAAAAGGGAAGATAAAATGAAGAAGAAGACTATCGTTCAGCCTAAAAAGGTAGCGGCGACTAAGAAGAAAACAGCAACTCCTAAGAAGAAGGCTACCCCGCAGGAGCCTCTCAAGGCGTCTGTACCTCTTGAACAGCTTTACTCAACTGAAGAGATTCAAGAGCCAGTTGAAATTCTTAGCGACATTACCGGACCAATCCTTGATTATACCTCAGTCAATGAAGTAGCCAGGACGATGGTGGAAGTTCAATCTGACATATTGGAAGCTCAGCTGGTTGAAGCCAATACGAAGGATAATCCAGTACTAAAAGCGATGTTAGATGCTAACGAGAATGCTGAATTTCCTGATCGGGATGATAATTATGGAAGTCTTCATTCCAGATTAAAGGGATTCTCTGGTTTTTACGACGAGCTTAGTGAAGTAGAAAACAATACTGCACCAGATGCATATGAAAAAGAAAAATCATATCAAACGCTTGTTGATCCAGTAGCATTAAGTAGGATGAATCCAAATAAAACTACTGAACCTAAGAAACAACTAAACGTAAAATCAGAATCGGTCGAAGGTGTTGATCCATTCATCTCATCAATCGCAAATACCAATCCTGAACTAGCCGAGTATCTAAGTAAATATAAGGAAGCGTTTGATAACTTGAAGAGATTTAAGATTAACTAAGGATTGAAATGTCGGATTCACACTTAAATGATGTAGCACCTGAAATATTAGATGGTATTGTCGATTATGCGGATCGGGAATTAAAAGGTTTTCATAAGACAATATCTTCAGATATTAAGGATATGTTAATTGAGACTAATCCGACATTACTATTAAATAATTCACCTGATTTGGTTTTGATACTAATAACCAACATATATTCTGCAGATCCATGTTCCTCCTGTAGCGAGAATCTTTCAAATATTAGCGAATGGGCTGATAAGAACAGTCAATTTGAAAATAGACTAAGAATATTGATGATTGACGCTAAGAATGGATTCGATGACAGGAAAATCTGGGAGAAATTAAAGGTTAGTTTCGATGATGTTCCGGTGACACTATTTTTCGATTCTAATCTAGGTTTGATAGACGTAGTTCAAGGCGTCATCTCAGTTAACTACTTGGAGTTGTTCTGGTCTTCGCATTTCGAGTAGAAAATGTCAAAAACGACAACTAAATATTCGGATGGTGCAAATATCAGAAGATGTAGTAAATGTAGTAGGTGATTCTTTAGAGGCTTGTCTATATTCAAGGTACTTAGCCTCTAAACCTAATATCACGAGAGTTGACCACTATACTACAGGCGAGTATGGTGGTTTTTATTTTGACGAAATCAAAGACAATTCATATGCTGCGCTGTTCTTGACTAGTGCGCAGTTACTTAAAATAAGAAACTTCATTCCTAATATTGAAGTTAAATTAGTCACAGAGAAT